GTAGCAGGTCGAGTAGGTGACGACAATGATCCTAAGCAGAAAGAACTTGAGCTCAAGGAAGAACTCAATCGTATTACACACGGTTACAGCACTTGGTATGACTTCTGCGTTAATGAGTGGGGCACCAAGTGGGATGTAGGTGGCGATGACTATAATGAGCCTCATCAAGAGACACCCAACGATCTTACTATAAGTTTCGACTCAGCCTGGGCTCCTCCCACAGTGGCCATGGATAAGTTGGTGGACTTGGGCTTCTCAGTTCGCCTTTACTACTACGAGCCAGGGATGGCTTTTGCCGGCATCTACGAAGACGGTTCAGATGACTACTACGACTACGGTGGCATGAACTCAGATCAGGTTGCTGAAGAATTACCCACAGCACTAGACGAGATGTTTGGTATCAGCGAATCAATTGCTGAATACGAGCAAGAAGAGAATCAAGAGATTGATTTAGATGGTGGATTGAGTGCAGTAAACGAACAGGAACAAAATGAAAACAAATAAAGAAAAGAACACACAGCACGAAAAGGATCAGATCCTTAAGGTGCGTCCTAAACAACCAGCCTACGACTTTGCTCCGCTTGAAGCTGTGATTCGATTCTGGGTAACCGGTAAGTAATCTATGAGCAGACTAGCGTTGTTTGGCAGGCCTTGGGTCGTGTTTGACGCCAAGAACAAGAACCATCGACGATGGTTTGCTGAGTTCAATCGAACTTCATCTTGGGGCGCTTGCCCAGTTCGATTTGTAGTTAATGAAGAAGCTGGCGATCTAATTACCCAAATCCAACGCGAACTGATCGCGTTCTATGTAAACAAAGAGTTCACATCAGCTCGTGAGAATCCTGTGGCAAAAAAGCCACAAAGAAAGCAGTGATTTTGGTTGACTGATCGGGCTAGGTTTGTTATACTATAGGCTAAGTTAAACAAAAGGAGCAAGCAAATGGTTACAGCAGAATTCATCAGGGCAGGTAAAGTGTTCGCAGAGGCAGCAGGACAGGCCATGTACGCCCGAGTAGGCGAGCGTGATGCTTGCGGGTTTGGTTGGGTTGAGGTCTATGTAGATCGTACTAACTCAAAGCAGGCCAAAGAGCTGATTGCCGCAGGCTTCCGTAAGGACTACAAACCAAAGTGCCTGAGCATGTGGGATCCAGCAGGTGTTCCTACTCAGAGCATTTCAGTCAAAGAAGCGGGTGCGCAGGCCTACGCCACATACCTGCAGGGCTTGGGTTTGCGAGCATACGCAGGGTCCAGAATGGACTAAAAGAATATGGTTTGGTTAGCCAAAAGAGATTGACACTTGGCTAACCAGACTGTATAATAAGGACATGCTGAGAAGATAGGCTTTGAAGCATTAATTTTTAACACACACAGAAAGAGGCACATTATGGCTACAGATAAACTTTTTACCGTTTGCGGTACTTCTAAACTCGATGGCGAGTACAAGGTTCGCTTTGCCAATGATACTATGCGTATCAAAGTACTTGCTAAACATGGTCACGAGGACATTACTCTTATTGAGTTGCCCCAAGCTATGAGCAAGGTTGAGGCAGTCAAGTTCATCAAGACTGTTGATGAGTTCGAAGGTGCGGGTGCTCAGAGCGCCATTGCTGACTACCTTGATCGTAAGGACGAGGCTCCTAAGGCAAAGGCAGCTCCAGTAAAGGCTCCTGTTAAAGCCAAAGCAACTAAGGCACCTGCTAAGGTTGTTGAGAACGAAGACGCTCCGTTCTAATCTACGCCCCGTATCGCTATAGACTGTTAAATATCTCATGCGATACGGGGTTTCTTTTTCCACAGAATATTTAGAGGGCGGGTGCGTAGTTATACGCGACTTCCAATCAGAACCGAAAGGTCGGGTGCTATCTATCGTAGTACGCGACAACAGGTACGAAGCTGAGCAGACAGCTCAATACATTTGCGACTTATTAAACAAAGACCTAAGAAATGAACTGGGAACTTTATGAGGTTTGGGCCGTTGATCTTGACGGCCGCGAAGAACTCGTTGAAACCACTAAGAGCATGAAGGAAGCGAGAGTTATTGCTCAAACACAGCTCGAGCTAGAAGACTGCACCAAGTGCTACATCTACAAAGAAGATGAAGAAGGTGACTTGATCAAAGTCGATACGATACGATAAGAATACGCGACTGTGGTGAAATAGGTAGACACAAGAGACTTAAAATCTCTCGCTGAAGGGCGTACCGGTTCGATTCCGGTCAGTCGCACCAAGTGTTAGGGCCTCTAGCTCATGTTGGTTAGAGCAGCGGACTCATAATCCGTTGGTGCCGTGTTCGACTCACGGGGGGCCCACCATATCAGCCCTTAGCTCAGTTGGATAGAGCAACAGCCTTCTAAGCTGTAGGCCACTGGTTCGAATCCAGTAGGGCTGGCCAGGTTGACAGCCAGTTCGTTTGGTGTTATACTGTAGTTACAGTGGACAAATAGGAGCGAACTATGAAACGAATCACTATAGCAGCGGTAACAGCAATCATGCTGATCTTGCCAGGCTGTGCATCAACTACCAACTCAAGCCAAAACCCCTACGCAACCGCTATCATAGCGGCCAACACTGTGCGCAATGCACAGGGTTTGACCCGTAACGGAGTCAATGCAGAGCTGAATCAACAGCTGAAGAACTGGGTGCGTAATTTCAACAGAAGCCAAGGTAGCTATTGACAGTTTGGGCTAGATGCGCTATAATATACACATACACTAGCAAACAAGGAGCGAAACATGTTTACAGTAGAATCCCGTAAGAACTATGATCAACGCCACGGTGGTGCATTTGATCGCGGCTCAGCAGACTCGTACTACGGACGAGTTCGTGATCCGCACTTCTATGTAGAAGGCACATCAACTAGCCCACGCATCGCTGAGAGCGAAATGACCCCAGCAGAAGTTCAAGCCTACTTAGCGGGCTATCAGTGGAACGAACAGTTCGGCGACAAGAAGAGCTGGGATTAATATGGGCTATAAACTACTGGGCAAGACAGAAGACTTGATGCAGGGCTTTGAGCCTCGCAAGGGACTAGAAGGTCCCTTCAACTTCAACGGCAGGGTGTTGTATTATTGCAACAAAGAGGGTAAGTACTGGGATCCCCGTACAGACTTCTATGTCTCCTACGATGAATACTTTCGGTTGACAGGCCTGATCTAAACCTGTATAATTAAGACTTAAACAGCAATTAGGAGCGAACCAAATGGCTTATATTTCCGCAACAGACGTCCAGGCAATCCGTACAGAACTCAAACAGCGTTTCCCCAAGTGGAAGTTTGCAGTGCGCAAGGGCTCAGGTAGCTTGTCAGTAGACGTCAGCATCATGCAGGGTACTGAAAGCTTCGATGATCATTTCAGTAATGGACGTCGTTATGCACAGGTTAACCAGTACTGGATTGCAGACCACTTCAAAGACTCTAGTGAGCGTGAAGCTATTGAGATGATCAATGAGATCATGCATAATGCTCCGGGTCGTGCTGGTGGTAAGAAGTTCTTTGATGAGTCAGATGCAATGACTGACTACTTCCACACCGCGTTCTACACTCACTTACAGATTGGCAAGTGGGACAAAGATTACACCTGCGTAGAGGGTTAAATGGTTGACAGGGTTGCCCAAACCCTGTATAATTAACACATAAACACAGCAAGGAGTGAACCAAATGGAAAAAACAGCAGACAAATCAGCAGAAAACTTTATGATGTTTCTCTTCGGTGTAGGCATTATCTATTCGTATATTAACTATGACGGTATGGAGTATTTTATCCACTTAGGTATTTCTTTTGTCAGCGCATGTGTTGGTGGCATTATCTACGCAATCTTTAAGCCAAGATAACCTTTTGGTTGACAGGGTTGCCCAAACCTTGTATAATTAACACATACACTAAACAACTAGGAGCGAAAATGCTAGTTCACGTTATCAACTCAGGCTTCAACACAGACAACGGTATCTTTGATGTTGAAGTACAGAGCCTAAAGATCGACAGCTATGATCGTCCCTACGCTATTGTAAGCAACCCCTTCCGCCCTACAGATTCATGCAGAGCAGAGTTCAATGGTAAAGAATGGGTGGTTGACTTCGATTGATTTTGGCGCTATAATAGCTGTACACTGAAACATTAGGAGCACTACATGGATTACCTAATTAAGATGGAAATGGCACAGGCACTTATCCTACAGGCCATTGCGTTGGTTGAGAAAGTTGACGGGTTAGAGTCAGTAGAAGAAGGCTTGAGAGAAGCCAATTGCAACCTCAGAGAAGAGCTTAACGAGTACAAAAGCCACGCAGATTTTGGTTGACAGATTGAGCAATCCTTGCTATAATATACACATACACTAGCAAACAAGGAGCGAAACTTATGAGCAACGAATTCAAAAGCTGGGAAGAGATGACTACTGTAGAGCAGTATGCATGCCAGTTCTGGGATATGTACAAAGATGCCTACGGCGTTCGCCCACGCGGTATCGATACCTCTAGCTGGACAGAGGCAGAGTTCGAAGCTGAGTTCGTTCAGTTGAGCAAGACCATCGATGAGAACTACCGGGACCAGTTGGCCCGTGAAGAAGTGGCCAAGCATGACTTCGAGATGCGTATGCTGAGCCTGCTGCAAACGGGTGCCAAGGATCGTGAGATGGCCCTGCGTTGGGTACACGAAGCAGAGGGTAGCAATGGTGATGACGAGTACCTTTGCTTCTTGTTGGGCCTGCCCTACCGTTACTTTGTGGTTGACACGGTAGCGGTTTGACATTATAATACATACATACACACTAAGGAGCGAACCTAATGTACGACACAGTCCAAAACCCAATTCCCCGTTCAGGGCTATTTGCAACCCCAATCCTAGCAGACATCCAAAGTTTCATCAGCACCTTGCCCCAAAAAGAGCAGGCCAATGCTAGCCTAGTACTGATGTTCACCCTGAACGCTTGCCACAAGCTGGTCAACGACAACATCCTATCTAAAGAGGTGTCGGCACAATGAACGATATCATCTATGCATTCTATATGACTATGGAACTGTGGATCTTCTTGGCAGTGCTGGCAGTAGCTCTGTTTGTAGAAGAGGGCGTGAAGGCCTATAACAAACGTCGGTTGGTTGACAACCCCACGCTTTGGTAATATAATTAACACTTAGCAACACACAGTAGGAGCGACCCAAATGGCTAAATCTAAAGTAAACTACGACAACTTCGCACAGTTTGACATGAACGAAGCTTGTGACCACTTTGACGTAGACAGCAGAGCACAGTGGAACAAGATTGGCAAGTTCATCATAGCAGATGGACAAGACTATCACCAGGTCATGGAAGAGCACTTTGACTTTGAAGACACAGCAGACGGCGAGTACGCGGCCTTTGAAGCAGGCGTCAAGTATGCACTGACCAAGATGAACATGGCACTAGAGGCCGCAGGTGTAGACATACAGGTATGCGAGACAGACCTGGTAGAGAGCATGGGTTTTGTTATGGTACGTTGCGATGACGAGCCAGAAGACTTCGTTAAGCGAGCCCTTAAGAAGCCCGTCATGATGGTTGACAGCTGGGTCTAAAGACAGTATAATTACTACTTAAACAACACATAGGAGCGACTTATGAATGTACAGCAAATCAACACAGCGATCATCACAGGCCAACTGAGCAACAGCGATCTGGACTCAATCCAAGACGCTATCCGATTCGCCAAAAGCCGCATTGCCAATCAATTGAGCGTGACACTAAGCCCAGGCCGCAAGGTCACAATGACACACGTCAAGCTGGGCGGCCGTGTTACAGGTACGGTGCTCAAGGTCAAGATCAAGAAGGCCGATGTGCGTTTGGACACAGGTATGATCTATACAGTGCCACTAAGCATGTTGACAGCGGTCTAAAAAGAATATATAATAACTAATTAAACACATAGGAGCGACTTATATGAATAAAGGTTACAAGGTTCTCAAGCTAGACGCAGAGAAGACCACAGTCAAATCAATGGAGCAGTTAGCCATTGAGAAGAATTTGACTGAGACAGATGCAGAGATCATTGAGCGTCTGCGCCAACGTTTTGACATCTTAGATGACATGACCCGTGCTGTTAAGAAGGGTGATGTACGTGCTATGATCGTAACAGGCCCGCCAGGTGTGGGTAAGAGCTACGGTGTTGAGACAGTACTGTCAAAGCACGATGTGTTCGCAGACATTGCCAACAACTCCAAGCTGAAGAAGTACGAAGTAGTCAAGGGCGCTATGAGTGCTATTGGACTCTACAAGAAGCTGTACGAGTTCTCAGATGCCAAGTGTATCCTAGTGTTCGATGACTGTGACAGTGTCCTGCTTGATGACCTTAGTCTTAACATCCTTAAGGCTGCACTAGACAGTTCAAAGAAGCGTACTATCCACTGGAACACTGACAGTAGACTCTTACGTAGTGAGGGTGTGCCCAACTCATTCGAGTTCAAGGGTGGTGCAATCTTTATTACCAACATCAAGTTTGAGCACGTTAAGAGTAAGAAGCTGCAGGATCACTTGATGGCCTTAGAGAGTCGTTGCCACTACTTGGATCTTACTATTGATACAGAGCGTGAGAAGATACTGCGTATCAAGCAGATCGTACAAGACGGCATGCTGGACTCATACGAGTTCGAGCCGTGGCAACAGATGGAGTTGTTGGACTTCATTGATGTTAATAAGAAGAAGCTGCGCGAGCTAAGTCTTAGGACTGTGCTTAAGATAGCAGACTTGCGCAAGAGCTTTCCAGATCGTTGGAAAGCTGTTGCGGATGTAACAGTAATGCGTAGGACGTGATTCGCTCCCACTAGTACGCTGCTGTTATAGTAGTGCTAGGGCTGTAGTCAAGTGCAATGCTTGGTCTACACACTCTAGTTGTTGTGCCCCTAGTGTCATAAATCCGATTCGCTCCCGGTGACACTAGGGGTTTTTTTTTGGCTGCAATTTATTTACCATGACGAACCAAAAAGAAATGTGATCAGAGAAATAATTTCTCTCGGGGCATTGGTGACGAGGTGGGGGTCGGGGCTTTATATATTATTATTACTATTGCTATTATTAACGCTTAGTGGTGCTAAATCACCAGACAGAAAGCAAAAGTACTCCACCTAAAATTTTTGCGCGACATATTTTTTACCCTACAGGACCCATTTCGGGCAACTATATAAAACTCTTTCTTTGAAACCTCTACTACGAAGTAGTGCGCTAGAGCGTAGCTGCTAGCGTTGATTGTCTAAGAACCGTGCCTTGGCCAAGTCAAAGGTCAAGTCTTTAACTGTCCAACTAAAAATGATTCTAGGCTCTGCGCCCCATACTTCAACAGAGTGCGGCAGTGTATTGTTAAACAACACGGGTTCTGTCAAGGTAAAACGCCAAGTTTCTTCTAGTGTGCCACTAATGGCTGTGAGTATAATGTCTTCTTTGTAATTGTAGGTATAGTCACTTTGCTGTTTATAGAATATAGTAGCACTGTCTTGACAGTTCTTTACGGGTATATTCAAGCTGCACTTACGTCCACCATCTACATGCGGTTCTACGCCCACTGTAGGATGAAACGTGTAGACATTCCAAACATCACTCAAGCACGGATATCTACTCTGTAGGTAGCTTAGATAAAGGTCATCTTTGACTCTGCGATGGTGTCTAGGCAAGCCTTCTACGAAGCTGTACTGTTGTTTCAGAGTCAAAGCCCGTATATACTCTAGATTCCAATCTAGACCTAGCTCGTGTACGTATTCGTTACTGTTCATACAGTATTTATTATCAGGTCATATTATGGTGGCATAGAAAAATCGCTGCAAATTTTTTTGCTCCGCTGCGCTTCGCGCTTGAGTATAATGGGCGCGATGAAGGTACACTAATCACGCTAGATCATTATTTTTGTTGAGAGGAGATAAGTACTAGTATAATAGCCGGAGACACTATGCTGCACCTTATCAACAACCTTTCGGATCCATTTATTGATCTCCTGCGAGACGATCCTGTCCGTCCCGAAATTCCCACTGCAGCCAGAGTACATGACTCAGCTGAGATATTTGTATGGATCATAGACGGTAGACCTGCAGCCGTTACCTGTGTGCGCTACTGTGCAGCTGTGCCCCGTTCAGTACAAGAACTAGATCAATCTGCAGCGGAATCAGTGGCTGTATTCTATACTATTTGGAGTTATCAAACGGGTGCGGGTCGACAGCTGATACGTGCTGCTGCAGACCATATACAGAACAATCGCAAGGGTATTACACGATGGGTAACACTAAGTCCTAAAACTGAAATGGCCCGCAAGTTTCATCACTCAAACGGTGCTCTTACACTGCAGGAAAACGACACTACTGTTAACTACGAATATCTATTAGATATCGTCAATGTTGTTCAACAGCTGACGTAGTTTGGTACTTTCCACACGTACTTGACTGGTCTTGACCACCATACCCTGTGTGGGGTCTTGGGCTGTTATTTCACCAGTAGTGGGATCAACAACGCTGTTACGTTTGATACTGTTCATAATAGTGCTGCTACGGGTTTCACCTGATCCCGAGCTTTCATCGCTTTGTTCTTCTGAGTTGGTAATGCGCAGTGTATCAATGTCAAAGTCCAAATCAATCTTTTGTCCAACACCACTGCTGCTGCGTGTCTTCATCAGCTGTATTTGATACTTGCCCCGCTCACGCATGGCCCTTGATGTAAAGATACCAAACACGTTATCGGCTGTTTGAATCTTACTTAGACCACCTGAAATGTGGCTGTGATCAAACTCAACTTCTTCTACAGCACCACGGTTAAGCTGTGCCGCTGTGACAAACACACAGTTCTTTTCCACTGCCAGATTACGCAGCTCTTCTGATACATACTTGTCCTTGACAAACAGGTTTTCCGCTGAGATCTTCTTGCTTAGGGGCATGAGCAAGTCCATATAGTCCACTAAGAGTACATCACACTTGTGACCCATTTTGACTTCGTATTCTTTTAGATATGCACGTACATCGTTGGCTGTTTTACCAGAGGGCATATACTTGACCTGTAGATTACCGCTCTTCTTGCCTATAACTTTGACCCGCATTTCTACTTCATCAATCTGTTTAAATATTTCTCTAGTGGGGATTCCAGTCAGCATTGAGTCCACACGCATAGACACCAGTTCTTCTGAAAGTTCAAGTGTCAGATAGATTACATTAAGTCCTGCGATTGCATAGTTAACGCCTAGGTTGGCCAAGAACAGACTCTTACCAGCGCCTGATCCGCCGGCAAAGATATTAAGCTCTCCGCGATTAAAACCACCAAACAGCTTTTGATCCACAGCGGCCCAACCAGTTGAAATCTGTCCGTTCTTGTCCTTGATACGCAGCAGTCGAGCACGGGGATCTAGAAAATAATCAGTGCCCATGTCTTTCTGCAGGCCAATCTGTACTGCCTTCTTAATCAGTTCCTCAACTGGGCCATACTCGCCTTTCTCCAACAGATCAGCTGATTCTAGGATAGCTTTTTCAAGGCCCTTGTGGCGTACAAATGTTTCGAAATCTGTTAGCAACCAGTCATAATGTGCTT